AAAGCAGGAAGCAAATGGAACGGAAATGTAACTAACAGCGGAAGTGCTGACGTTGTTTCAGTTAAATTGGTTTCTCCTTCTGGTAAAGAAACAGTTTTTGCAAATGGAAAAGTAGATTCTTCTAAAGCGCTTGACGAAGTTGGCGAATACAAACTTGTTTATACTTTCAAAGCTAAAGACAACACAGCAGGATCTATTTCAGGTAAATTGAGTGTTGAAGGTCAAGCAGGACAAAACGGTAAGGCTACAGGTTCAGTTGCCTTTACAACTAAGTCAACTGAACAGGCTTCAAACGAAGTTAAACCTCGTAATATCCTAGTTGCAGTTGACGGTTCAGGTTCAACAGTTGGTGGTACTATAAAAGAAGTCTTAGAAGATTTAACGACTATCGCTGAAAGCATGAACGACAAGGATAAAGTCATGTTGGCTTTCTATGAAACAAATAATGGTGGCTCTTATTATACAATGGGAGAAATGGACCATGATCGCCCTGTTTCACGTCTAATGAGTAAACAAGAGTTGTTAGATATTATTGCTAAAGTGAAGCCTAATAAAAACAACAATTTTATGGCAGGTTCTTGGCACACAGAATTATATCATGCTAAATTGTTGTACGACTTCCAAGGCAAAAAAGAAAGTCAAGAGTTTGAAGATCTTTTTGATAAAGTTCGTGATAAAAATGCAACCGCAGTTGTAGTCCAGTTGACAGATGATTGGAAAATGCAAGATGAAACATTTGACGGTTCAATTCTTGAGTGGGCAAGCAAAAACGCAAAAACTTTGTTGAGCATTATTTATGGCGGTGCTGATTCCCGTGCTAATAAGAGCATGATTCAAGCGGGACACCCTAATATTTTTCTTGCAGGACCAAGCGGAAGCGATATTCCAAATAAGGAACGTAGCAAGAAACTTGCTGAACAAATTGCTTCAACAACAGTTGAAAAAGTAACTAAAGGCGAAGCTCAAACTGTTAAAGTTACAGTTGGCGGTAACGGTGTAACAGTTACTAAAGCAACTCTTAAAGGAGCAACTACTAAAGATCTTGTAGTTAAAGACGGTAAAGTTGATTTTTCTGAAAAACTTGCTGACGGAAGTTACACTCTTGAATTTGAAGCAACAGGAAACGGTACAGTAACCGCAGTTGTGAATATTGATGGTAAAGAAGCAGGTAAGAAAGCAGTTGAAATCAAATCAACAGCAGGTTCAAACGGTGCTTCTAATGCAAAAGAAGATAAACTTCAACCTTCTAAACTTGGTACTACCAATCAAGAAGTGAAACCAGAAGCGGTTAAGGTTGCTAAAGTAACGTTGAAAACGACAGAACCAAAAGTAGGTAATGTTGAAGCTAAAGCTCATGAAATTGGGGTATCATCAGAAGTACACCCTGTAGATGTAGCTAAAAAAGCGGTTGTAAAACAAAGCACACCTAGCCTTCCACTTACAGGAACTACAGCCTCAGTAGCTCTTGTTATGGCAGGTATGGGAGCGTTGGTATTGGCAGGCGCAACTCTTAAAAAGAAAGAAAATTAATGTCTGACCTCTAAGTTAGGAGAATGTAAAAAAACGTTCTCCTAATAAAAGAGGGAGAAAGGAAATTATGGAAATGAAGAAAACAGAAAATGTTAAAGGTCATGGCTTTTTGCGTAAGACTAAAGCCTTTGGTTTAGCAAGTGGTATTGCCCTTGGAGCAACACTTTTGATTGGAGCTAACACAGCTTCCGCAGATGAAGCAACAACAGCTACACCATCTACAACAGCAACCACAAATGAAAGTAAAACAGTTGTAGTAGATGAAGGTTTGACAGAAACAGCTAACAAAGCAAAAGAAGCAGGATTGACTGTAAACGCTGAACCAACTAAGAATATTGGTACTGCAAACACGGAAGAAGAAACTGCTAAACTTGCTGAACAAGCTAAAAAAGAAGTTGACGCTCAAAAAGCGGAAATCGAAAAGAAAACAAATGAGTTTAAAACACAATCACAAGCAGGTGGTGTAAAACGTCAAGAAGTGATTGACAATTTGAGCAATAACCCTTCACTTTACAATACTACTGGTGACGGTTTACGAGCGTTGGCTGATGATGCTTATAACAAAGGTCAAGCTAGTTTTGGGGAGTTTTCTTCAAGCAATGGCACAGTACGCTATTTGAACGCTCCTAGTGAGTTCAATGCAGACCAAATTGACCCAACGATTGCTGTTTTAAATTCTGCTATCGGCACAACACCAAAAGAAATCACTATGAAGTACGCAGGTGGGAACGTGTTTAGTAAGGAAGCTAATTCTCTTCAAGACCGTTCATTACTTAAAGTAGTTCCTATCTTGGTAAATGATGGTGAAACTATCACTTATAAAGTGAATGTTTCTGCTGATTCTGAATTAGGGAAGTTGGGAGTTAAAACAGTTGAACGTTCCCTTACTTTAAAAGGTTCGCCTGTAGGCACAGGGAAAATTGCACTTTTAGCAGACCGCACAGGTTCAGTTCTTAATAACCATATCTTTGGTGGTTTAGGTAAATCTAACGAAGTCATGAACAACGGTAAAGAATTTGACGTTGTAAGCTCATGGAACTACCTTGACGCTTCTGGTAAAGCTATTGATTCTAAAGAATTGACTGCAAAATTTGTTAATGCTAAATGGTATCCTAACCTAAATATTAAAGCTAGTGATATCAAATTAGCTCCAACAACAGAAAACAAACCTCACAATCTAAACTATGGTACAGCCGATACAAAAATATTATCTGATACTCGTGTTAATGGTGGTAGCAAATTTGTAGAATCAACTACAAAATACAAGTTGGGAGAAGAATATACAGCTAAACATATCGACCCTATTCAGAACGTGATGGATTTTAATTCAAAATTAGTTGAGGTAGTAAACAACAACTACGCAACAACTCCAACAGCGCCAACAGTCAACTATCACCTTGTATCTTACACTGTAAATAAACCAACAGCGACTAACCCAAATAAAGACGCTAAAGGTTTGGTTGAAGTACATTATGTTGTTGATAATACAGAACGTACTGTATTGAAAGATCCTGTAATTCAAACGCCTGAAAGCCCAATCGGAACTAAGTATGATACTACAAGCATTAAGTTGCCAACTATCACAAAAGATGGAAAAACTTATGAAGTAGTACGTTCAGAAGGTACTGAAAAAGGTCAAGTTGTTAAAGGCAAAACAGTTGTAACTTACTTGTACAAGTTGAAAGAAGAGCCAAAACCAACTCCAACCCCAGAAGTTAAGAAAGGTTCAATCATTCAAAAATTTGTTGACGAAAGTGGTAAGGAAATTGCTAAGTCTACAAACACAGGTGAAAAACCAGTTGATGAAGCAGTTAAATTAAGTCACCCTAACGAAATTACATTTGAAGGTAAGACTTATACTTTCACTAAACAAGACAAGGTTGATCCTACTAAGATTCCTAACGGAACGGAAACAATCACCTATGTTTACAAGTTGAAAGAAGAACCAAAACCAACTCCAACGCCTACCCCAGTTGAAAATCCAACAACAATCCATATTGACGGGGATTCAGGTAAGGAAATTGCCCCTCCTGAAAAAGGAACAAAACCTTTCAAGAATATTGATGGTTACGAACCTTCGCCAAAAGATCCTAAGAACGTAGAAGATCCAAAAGGTGAAACAGTTCGTGTCTACAACCGAATTAAGAAAGGTAATGTAGAAGTTCGTTACGTTAAAGATGACGCTTCTAAGACTGTATTGAAAGATCCAGTAGCAGATACAGTAGATGGCAAAGTTGGTTCAGACTACGATACAACAGATCACAAACCAACAACAATCACCAAAGATGGCGTGACTTATGAATTAGTCCGTACAGAAGGGGTTGAAAAAGGTAAAGTTGTAGAAGGTAAAACAGTCGTAACTTATGTTTACCGTCAAACTGTAGAACCAACAACAGTCCATATTGACGAAGAAGGCAACCGTATTGCTCCTCCTGAAAAAGGAACAAAACCATTCAAGACTATTGATGGCTTTGAACCTTCACCAAAAGATCCTAAGAACGTAGAAAATCCAAAAGGCGAAACAGTTCGTGTCTACAAGATTGTCAAAGGTGACGTTGAAGTACGTTACGTTAAAGACGACAAAGAACGTACAGTTCTTAAAGATCCAGTAGCAGATACTACACAAGCTAAAGTAGGTACTAAGTACGATACAACAGATCACAAACCAGTTACAATCACTAAAGACGGTGTAACTTATGAGTTAGTCCGTACAGAAGGTAACGAAAAAGGTGACGTGGTTAAAGGTAAAACAGTTGTTACTTATGTCTACCGTGAAGTGCAAAAACCTATCACAATTCATATTGACACAGAAGGAAATCCAGTTGCACCACAAGAAGATGGTACTAAACCGTTTAAAGAAATCGAAGGCTACAAGCCTGCTCCTAGCGATTCTAAGAACGT